AAGGCCTTGAGGATCTTGGAGGTTCTGAACAGTGACCGATTCAGAGAAACCCCTCCGTGGAGACTCCCGGAGGAAAAGTACAGGTCAAAGAAGTCGGGGAACTGGCTCTTCCCATGTGGGTATTGCGAGTTCTTCACCAAGTGCAGAGGAGGGGAAAATGGCAAGTAAGACACTAGCTGGCAAGCTCGCTGAAGTAATGGGCGAGATCGGCTACATCTCCAAGGGCGGCACGAACAGCGCCCAGGGGTACAAGTACGTTATGGCATCGCAGGTAGCTGATGCCATCCGCGAGAAGCTCGCGGCTAAGGGAATTGCAATCATTCCTGGTGACATTGAAAAGCTGAGCGAGAGCACGTCTGCCTCAGGCAAGCAGGTGATCCTCACGTTCAAGTACTCATGGCATCTGGTTGATGGTGAAACTGGGGAGAAGCACACGATCTATTCGCTCGGCTCGGGGGCCGACTCGGGCGACAAGCACGTGTACAAGGCAACGACAGGTGCGCTCAAGTATGCGCTCCTGACTACGTTCCTCATCCCAACTGGGGATGATCCCGAGAATGATACGGCTGACGTGACCATCGCCAAGGCGGCGAAGGAGATCTTCAAGGATACCGTCAAGCCGATGGAAGGTCAGTCCCAGAAGGCTGACGGAGAGTGGGGGTTCTAATGGATAGGATTGATCTCTGGCTAACAGACAAAATTGCTCCAGTCAAGGAGCAGACCAAGGCCGGTCGAGACGTGTGGAAGTTCTTCGGTAGCATGCAGTCGTTTGCCTACGACGCATTCCTCTCCGCGGACAAGGCCACGCGAGACGCCTCAACCGCTCCTAATCGGTATGATCGGGTAACCATTCTCGTCTTTGATGAGGACTTGGCCAACCACATTCGGAAGATTTATGATAGTACCGTAAACCGAGAGACAAACGACCCGCGTCAGCACTTGCACGTCATTGGCAAGCTTGAGGAGCGGGCGGACAAGGACGGCAACCCGAAGGGGTACAGCCTCCTTGCCAACGAGGCAAGCCCATTGATTTGGGGACCGCTGAAGAAGCGCTCGTGACCGAACAAGTCAAGCTTGTAGACGAGATCGCGGATGGCCTTGTTGCCATTGGCATTCAGTACCAGGCAGACGGCCGTCCGCGTAAGGTCGCTATCTACAGCAAGGACGCTTTCATGGATGTGTACCGATCAAAGGCTATCGGGTTCGTCGGCGCTCACGTAGGTGGGCTAGCTGACGACGAAGTCAAGGCGCTGGAAGAGGATGGCGAGAAGCAGTTCTGGTCCGGAATCTTCTCAGCTGGTGTTGGTGACGGCGCACCGATAGCTGTAGTGGAGGAAGACAATGGTTGACAAGGCAAGGCAGGGTCGACTCAACCGCTCAAGGGGTAATGCCTTTGAGCGGGAGACGGCCAAGAAGCACGGAGGGCGGCGCACCGGCATGTACGGCGGGCCAGACGACGTGACCGTAGATGGGCAGTTCAAGATCCAGACCAAGGTTGGGACGATGTTCTCAAACAAGTACTGGGGATGGCTGCAGAAGATTATTGTACAGGCTGGGGAAATCCCCTACCTAGTGATCGGAGACGCCCCTGGGCCTGGCACCCAGCGTCGTGTCATGGTGATCATGGATGAGCGGGATTGGTTAGTAGTTAAGGAGAAGGCATATGGCCGTACCGAAGATCAAGCGCAAGAAGGGTAACGTAGCTCTTCTTTCAGCGCGCTGGAACGTTGCTTTTGGCATCGTTGTGGCAACCTTTATTGACAAGTATCTTGACTCTGTCCCTGAAGACCAGCGGGCAGACGTTAAGATCCCGTTTGACAACGTGCTTCAGTTGTCTGCCGGCGTAGCACTGAAGCTGGTGGAGCTTGAAGATGGCGACGACGCCTGACGACGAGCGACAAGAGGTCGCGTTCTTTAAGAACATTGGTGCCACGACCAAGGCTGCGGTTGCGCATCCTAGGTTCCGTGACACGTTCCTACCGTCCGTAGGGGCTGGGGCAGTCGTCCTGGGGGCTACAGCGAACATTGCTGCATCCCTGGGCTCATGCCTACTGGCGTTCGCTCTATTGGACAAGCGCAAGTGAAGCACGGCCTGAAGTGCCCAAAGTGCGGTGGGCAAAAGATCACTCCGCACCGAGCAGGCGCTAAACTGGCCGGACCTTACTCCGTTCGTGTAGCTATCTGCGGCAAGTGCGACGAGAGAGTCATACTTGTTACGCAGGTAGCTACGCAGGAGCTGGCAGAGAAGATTATGGAGGAGATTGATAATGAAGAAGGAGAGTAAGCATGTTCCAGAAGCATTTATTGAGTACTTTCGCGACCTCGCGATGGAGACCCACGAAGTCATGGTCCAGCGCCAAGCTGGGTACGGACCGGGGAACATTGAGGCGCTCGGCCCGTACGGAGTATTCTCTCGGCTCGCCGAAGACAAGTGCTCGCGAGTGGCCACGTCGCTCAATGGCTCTATTGTGGATGGAAAAGCCAAAGTCGGAGAAGACTGGTTCACCGAAGGGGTACGTGACGCGTTGGTCGATATTGCGAATTACGCGCTAATCTTGATCGCCCTAGGCGAAGGGAAGTGGTCGTTTGTGACCCGTGGGGTGCCGCCAAAGAATTGGGCCTCACTGGACGAGCGGCTTGACGAGCGGTTTGTCGTAGATGAACTTCGTTGATCTAAAGGGTATGGTATGGCCCGATGGGAGGNCCCACGCCATCCTATTCTACGGACAGTCTGGCTGGAAGGCTAGAGTGTGGTATACTGCAAAGCAGGGAAAGGTCTTTGACCTAGGGGGAGGCCCTGAGGTATTCACACATGATGAGGCAGAGAAGAAGTTGCAGGAGGTATTCAATGTCTGGGCGACAGGTCAAAAGCGCAAGCGTTAAGTTTACCTTCTCTGCCGGCACGCCCCAGAAGGTGAAAGCTTTCTGGGGCGAGCCAATCTCTTGGATCAAGTCCGTTCTCAAAGCTGAGGGCATCATCGTAAACAAGGTCACGATTCACTACCACGTTGGCAACGTGAAGAACAAGTGTCCGCTAGGCGAAGCTGACTCAGCTGAAGCTACGTTTATGTTGTGCACCAATCCGTATGACTACGACACATTCCTGCATGAGATTGCCCACGTGGTTAGCCCGGGCATTCACAGCAAGGCATGGGCCAAGAAGTTCATTGAGCTGGCTGGCAAGTACCTTAGTGGGCAGGACCGAGTTAGGGCCCTGTATACAGCGCACAGGGACTACCCTAGCTGCGCAGCCCTGATTGGAGATATCTATGACATTTAGAGAGAAGTTGACAAAGCCAGACAAGGATGTGCTAAGATTGTTTGTAGAGGACGCTAAGTCTGAGGGAATGTCCCTTAGGGCGTACTGCAAGAAGCACGGGATTGACTACTACCTGCTCACCGGTTTCCCAAGGCCGTGGCAGGAGGTATCACTCCAGGAGGGGTTGAATGGCGAAGAAGGAACCGACGGAGCAACTGACATCTAGCGATTACGTCAACGATGGGGATTGCCCAATCTGCGGCAAGTACAAGAAGAAGATAGACTCAGGGAAGATGAAGCCTTGCTTCATGTGGGGCAGGGTCAAGGAGGAGGAGAACGAAGATGAGTGAAGACGTATACGGCAACAAAGTATACCGATGCACCGAGTGCGAGATGAGCTTTATTGAGGGATTTGAGATTGATCGCGGACTATGCGACGAATGCGCAGCTAGCATTGACGAGCAGGGCCGGCAGGAGAACATCGGGGTAGAGAGCCTTCAAGAGGTTCTGGTTGCTGCTAAAGAGGCATACCACACCCAGGAGGTCTTTTAATGACCNGAACCAACCGCGAAGCGGAGCGAGCTCTCATCGGCGCATGCCTTATCTCAGGCGAATGCGCAGAGCGAGTGCTTGAGCGCGTCTCCGCCAACGACTTTGACGACATGCAGTGTCGCAATATTTACAATGCAATTAAGTCATTAGTAACTCAGGGCATGACGATTGACATCGTCACCCTCTCCGAAGAGCTGACCAAGGACGGCAAACTTGAGGAAGCTGGCGGGGTAACCAATATCTCAACTCTAGTTAGCTCAACACCAAATAGCTATAACTACGAATCGTACATTGACATCGTCCTGGACAACGCGATTCGACGTGATGTGCATCAGGTAGCTGCGCACATTGCTGACACGTCGCGGCTTGCGAAGACCGCAGAGGAGGCCTTGGCGGAAGCCGAGCGAGCCGTCTCCGGAATCTCTCGCAGCAGGTCCAGGGGGAAGTTCTCCACGATGGAGGACGTGATGGCTGAGACCATGGACAGGCTTGCCTTGATGCAAGCTGGGGGAGCGTCTGGCGTGTCATCTGGCATCGCTGGGATTGACTCCATTGTCGGTGGGTGGCAGCGTGGGGACTTGGTAATCGTCGCGGCCCGACCTAGCGTAGGTAAGACTGCCCTGGCGACTACCATGGCTGCTAACGCGGCATTCCGCAGCGGGAAGGCTATTGCCATCTTCTCGCTTGAGATGAGCAGGGAGCAGATCGGAAGCCGAATGCTCTCGTCTGTCTCTGGTATCGGCCTTCACGAGATTAGGCACGGTCAGTTGGACTTGGCTGAGATGACTGAGGTCATGGCAGCGTCCGACAGGATCAAGCGCAGCAAGATCTTCGTTGAGGATGCGCCTATTGCGACTCCTGGCGAAATGAAGTCCAAGTGCCGGCGGCTTAAGAAGGAGCACGGACTTGACCTTGTAGTCGTTGACTACCTGCAGCTTATGTCCCCAGACCGTGGGAACAAGGACAGCAACCGCGTGTACGACGTGGCAGAAATCAGTCGTGGGCTCAAGGCGTTGGCGCGGGAGCTTGACGTTCCTGTGGTAGCATTGAGTCAGCTGAGTCGGTCATCTGAGTACCGAGAGAACAACGAGCCAAAGCTCTCAGACCTTCGGGACTCTGGGGCTATTGAGCAGGATGCTGACGTTGTGCTTATGCTGTGGAGGTCCACTGACGTGTCGCTTGACGTGTCGGTTGAGACCGTACATTGCAAGGTGGCTAAGCATCGCAACGGACCAACTGGTCGGACCGAGTTGATGTTCAACCGGACGACAGCAACATTTAAGGGGGCCTAATATGAGCGCAAAGGTTACGCAGGAAGACAAGGAAACGTTGAAGGTCAACATTGAGGTTGACTGCCCGTGCGAGGTCGGAATCTGCGACCACTCTATGGCGGAAGTCAGCAATGCCCTTCAGCAGGCGTACACACGCGGCGTACGAGATGGTGCGACTGGCGCCATGGAGAACGTTAAGGAGTTCTTGCAGAAGAACTACCCAGCAGAGTTCGCCCGAGCTGAGAAAGCAGCGGCTGCGGCAGCGAGCAAGACTAGGTTAAATTGACAGCCTTCCTACTGGCCCTGGCCATGGTATTCCCGACTCACGGGGAAGATACCAAGGTCAGGGCCACTTGGTATGGGTCGACTAGCGGCCGGTCTGGGTTCTACTGCTACCAAGGTTTCAAGAACTCTTGCCCGCCGTACAAGTCAGGTGACATCTACATGTACGCTGCGGTGCCTGGGTTTAAATGGGGCGACAAGCCATACAAGCTACAGGTGTGCTACAATAAGCACTGCATCAGGGTCACCGTAAGGGATTGCCTGTGCAGTAGGAAGGGCGGCGGGTTTATTGACCTGTCGCCGATTGCTTTCATGGCGCTTGCCGGAAAGCTGAAGAAGGGGACTATATGGGTGACGGTACAATTGGTCAACTGACGAATGCGTCATTCTTTTCTGGAGTAGGAGGGATGGATCTTGGATTTGAAAGAGCGGGAATCAGGACAGTCAGCTTCAGCGAAATTGAGCCATACCAAAGCGGAGTCCTTGAACGACATTGGCCAGGAGTACCGAATCTCGGAGACATCGCCAAGCTCGCAGATCGTGAGCTTTCCAAGCAGGTACAGCAGACAGCCGACAAAGTTCAACGACGTGGCGGATACTCTGACGATCAGTGCGGGCCCTCCGGCTGTCGCAAGTGGCAGCATGCCGACATCTTCTCCGGAGGATTCCCATGCCAAGACCTTAGCGCAGCTGGCGCAAGAAAGGGATTCAAAGGAGAGCGATCAGTCCTTGCCTTCACATTCCTCAACCTTGTGGAGCTCTACCGACCTGCCTGGCTGGTGCTGGAGAACGTCCCAGGTCTACTCCATTCCTCTCAAGGCCGCGACTTCGCCCGACTCATCAGTGAAATGGAACAACTCGGGTATGGCGTGGCGTGGCGTGTCTTGGACGCGCAATACTTCGGAGTCCCCCAACGACGCCGACGTGTCTTCATTGTGGCAAGTCTTGGATCGGATCGTGCCGGCGAAGTACTTTTTGAGTGCGAAGGCGGCTGCGGGCATTCTGCGACGCACGTTGAAGAGAAAGGCAGGGAAGAGTCTTCCGCCCATGCTGACCGACGTACTGTCTCAAATCTCAACGCAAGCAAATCCGGATGGCGCATCGGGGCCGAGGACGCCGCAGGGGGACACCTCATCCTGGGCTCGGAGAATGACGCCCGTGGAATGCGAGCGTCTAATGGGCTGGCCAGACGGGTGGACAGTCAATTACCAGTGGAGGGGG